TACCCAATAAATATCTTGATTGTCATTACTAATAGACATATCTGTAATGATGCCGCCTAAATAAGCAGAGCCATAAACGACTGGAATTTTATTATCACCAGCAGGTGGTAATTGTTGGCGATTGCCAGGGTTTGGCTGTTGCGCATTTAAATTAGACTGGTCAGGTGCGCTAGGTGCAAATATTTTAGATATGATAGATGAAGCAACCATATTAATACCAAAAGCAACAGCGCTAACAACCCAAGCGGCTGTTCCTTCAGCTAATATAGCTGCGGCAATAATAGAACCTATTGCGTTTGCATTAGAGCAAAGCAAAAAGAATATGCAAAAATTAATTATAAAAACTATGTATTTCATTGCATCCAATTTTCTTCTATTTTTTGAAATCCAAATCTTGAATAATCAAGGTTAGGGCTTGTAGTCATTTTAGTAACTGTAAATAATTTAATTCTACCTTCTTGTTTTAATTGATTTGCATAATCAATGTATTCTTTTAAAAGCCTTATTCCAACAATTCCCATTCTGTATTCAGGCTTTACATACCAAGCTAACTCATACATAGCAAAAGTTTTATTACACCATATTACAGGCGTAATAATTGCCATAATAAAACCTATATTGTCTTCAATAAAAATAACACCCTTACCAGCAATGATTGTATCTATTAAATTATAAATATAATCAGGATTATTTAATTCTTTATATTGTTCAATAGGGCTTTCATCACGAAACATTTTTAACATTTCGCCTATTTGTGTCTTATCGTATTTTGTAGCTTTTCTTATCAAATATCTTTCCCAAACGCGTAATTAATAGTTTCAATAAAATTAACTCTATTCATTGATGTATCACTGGGATTAAAAAAAGTCCAAGCGTTATTATTTGTATAGCGACCTGCGGTTCTATTTTGCAAAATAATTTGAATGCTTGAAGCGGATACAGTAATTACGCCAACATATTGACGCAACTCCTCCATCCATTGTTCTGAAATAGAAAATGAGCTAATGTATCCAGTAAAAAATTTATACAATCCACCAGTGCCGCCAGTGGTAATTAATTCATTGCTTGTATTAAAAAATCCATGCCACATTTCTATTTTAGAGCCTTTAATATCATGCCCTAATACCCAACCTAAAGTTGCAGTATCTAAACCTATTAATGTTGTGGTGGTTTCGTTTGCAGTTGATTTAATATCTCGTTGAACATCATTAATTTTCATTAAAGTGCCAAGAGCATCAAAAGGTTGAGAATCAACAGCAGGGATTGTTAAAGCAGTAGGTGTGGTTGCAAAACGATAAGTGTTTGAAGCAGTCGTAACTTTTACGAAATCTGCCATCCTTATATTGTTGGTGTTTTGTATTGGTGTTATTACATTCATTACAACACCGCTTCAATGGCTTTAAATGATCCATTCCACGCTAAAAATGAATCGTTAGTCATAGGAACAAAAGTATAATTTGGATATTCTTGAAGGATAACAGGAAAAGTAACACCTGTATAAGTAGAGCCACCTAATGATTGCGTAGTTCCATATTGACCAATCACTGCGCTCATAGGGCTTGTGAGTGTTGTCATAATGGTTCTATGAACAGGTATGCTAACAGTTGATCCAGTTCCTCGCAAAACATCAGCAGTTGCTATATAGGCATAACGATTGATTTGTAAAAAATCACCTGTTTTAACAATATAAGCACTTGATGCTATTGAAGGTAAAGAACCTAATACAATAGTTTTGTTTGCTGAGGAAGTTTGAAATGCACAAGAACCTATTTGAGCTGATGACATATCGCCTTGATATTGAATATAATTAAGCCAACCTGTAGAGCCAAAATTTAAATAATCTTCATACTCCCTATCAATTGTTCTTAATTCTGAAAGAAGCGATCTATTTTGAGAATAAAGCAAATAATTCATTTGCTTCATTTCAAATTGAAACGGCTGAACAGACAAAATTTCAGAAGTGGATATTCTTTGATTTCTGCTCATGGCTTGACCTATAAATCTATGATCGCCAATAGAAACAGATTCAGAATTTCTTAAAATAGTATTGAGTGCCATAATTATCTACTTTGTGGTAATGATCTTTGTGCAGATTGATTTGCTGACCAAACCGCAGATTTATTTTTAACTAAAAATTGTGTGGCTGATTGTGTGTCTATAGCGCTCATATTAGCAATGTATGGTCCATTATACACGACTTGAGGTCCACCGCCCATAGAGCTTAATTGGTTATTAGGAATAATAGTGCCTGGAGTATTAGGAATAAATAACTCAGGTCCACGCTCACCCACAATAGAAGCCACCCCAACAGGCGGTGATCCTCCATCAGCAAATCCTAATTTAAGTCCGCCAGCACTTGGCGCAGTTCCAAATAATCCACCGCTACCACTGCTTCCTCCACCGCCAAATCCAAATACGCTGGACAAACCTTTAAACATAGAAGTAAATTGAGCTTGCAATTGTAATTTAATTAATTGCTTAATCATATCGCCAATTAATGATCTAAAGCTTATTTTTCCTGTTGCAACAAATTGATCTAAAGCGCTGCTCATACTATCAGCCATTGAGTTAAATGCCATTTCACCCTGAGAAAAAGAATCCAAAGATTTTTCTTTGAAGTTTTCAAAAGCTCTTGAAAATCCATTTTGAAAAGTGTTAGCTGTGCGCTTGGCTGATTCCTCTAACAATACAGTTTGATCTTTAGCTTGTTTAATTGATTCAATTTGCTCAGGTTTTAATCTTTGCTTTTTAGCAAGCTCAACCATATCTTGATCTATTTTAAGCAATGCAAGTTTTTTAGCTCTTTGTGTATCTGATTCGCCTGATATAGCAATTTCAAGCTTTAATCTTTCTTGAGCATATTGTTCTTGAATTATTGTTTCTTGAGTAAAATCTTTGGCTTTAGCTACATCATAAGCTTTAGCTAAATTCATAGCATTTTTTTCTAATGCTGTTCCGCGTAATTTTTCATATTTACCGCCCTTATCAAATTCAATGGCAAGTTTTTCAGCTTCAGATTTAATTTTTCCAATAGACTTTATTTCTAAATCCATTGTTCTCATTTGTTGATAAAGAGCTTCGTTTTGTTTTTTAATTTCGCTTGTTAGTTTTTCTTCTTCAGCAGTTTGTTTCTTTTTTCTTAATATAGGATCAGTGGCAGCAAAGTTAGGGCTTGATGCGCCTTGGTATCCAGCCATTAAATCTAATTGTGCTTTTACAGGGTTTGCAGCATCTCTTAAATCTTTACCCCATTGACCGCTTCCTAAATATTTAAATCCTTTTGCAATTTTTTCGGATATGTAATCCGCAACCTGCATAATTTTTGTAAGAATATCTAATAAAAATGAAAGCCCATCCACAGCCAAATCAATCACAGGACCAAACAAATCCATAAATACAATTTTAAGTTTATAAAATTGAACGCCTAAATTTTCCCAAGATTTAGCCATGTTACCTACTTCTTCTTGTGCGCTTTCAGCTAACTTGGCATTTTCTGCCATGCTTCTATTAAGGTCTTGAATGTCTGTGCCTCTAATGCTTTTGCCAAGCAAATCAAAAGCAAGAGCATTGCGTTTAACGCCGTCCTCAAGACCAGCTAAACCATGAACAGTTTTGGCATATAATTCGCCAATATCCATTGTTTCTAAATCATGAATAGACACACCAATTTGAGCAAAAGAATCTCTTACTTTTTTATTGCCTTCAATTGCGTCATCTATTTTATTTGTTAATGCGGAAAATGATCGTGCAGCGCCTTCAGCAGAGCCGCCTGATTGCTGCATAGCAATGTTAAGTTGAATAATTGAAGCAATACTTACTTGATTGGCTTTTGCCAAATCTTCAATTTGATCTGCAAGTGTTAAAAGTTCTCTAGCAAAAGCAACCACACCAAGTTTTGCGGCATTGCCAACAGTTGCAAAGCTTGTAAGGCTTTGATTAGCAAGACCCATGCCTTTATTAAATTCAGCAGAATCAAGCCCTAATATGACACCTAATCTTGAAATGATTGACATTGTTATTTACCTTTAAACTTACTCATGTTAAACCCAGGAGCTTGCGTCATAAATGTTAATAATGAATCGCTTGGATTATCATCAATATCACTAAATATATAACCATAAGCTTTGCCTAAAATGCTTTTTAATGTATATGGCGAACTATTGTTTGATCTCATGTAATTAAATACCCCTGCTGTAAGCGTTCCTTGCGTTACCAGCAAGCTTTTATTTCCCAATAGACCATCAGCATACATGACAATAATTTCGTTCATTGTAGCCTCATCCAACGCGTCAATATCTTGTATTGTATGCCCATTAAAAATCATTGCAGCTCTTACCTGCGTTCTTAATGAGCCAGTTACTTTGAGCGAATTTCCTTGTAGTCAGGTGAAATTACTTCATTAATTTTTTCTACAATATTAATTTGAATGGCAAATGGAAACTCAGCTTCAATATCTGCATAAGTAATATCTTGTAAGCTTTCGTTATTTTCGCCCACAAGAAATTTAAAATATTCCACAGTTCTATATTGCAATACATTTTTATTTTTAGCGGCATCTCTCATTGACCTGCCTTCAATAACAATGTCATTTTCTTTAATTTCTACAGTATCAGATTTAATGTCTTTAATGTCTTTAATTAAATCTTGATAGATTGTTTCAGTTACAGCATCATCAGGTGCTTTAAAATAATTATAAATACTTTCAATTTGTGCGACTGAAGGCACTTTAACTCTGAATGTATGACCACCCAATTCAAATCTTCTAGTTAAAATGTCTTGTCTATGTTCTTGATATTCTTTTCCTAAAGCTAAGGCTAATTTGCTCATTTCATTTTTCCTTTATATTGTTGCATCTTTTCGTTTAAAATCATTCCAAGCCTTGCTGCTACTGCTTGAGCTTGGCTCTCAAGGGCATTGCGTAAAAATGGCTTTGCTGATCTGTTAGCAGTGCCAAATTCATTTGCTATAGCGCGAGCATCATAAAAGTAACCTGCGCTTTCAAAATATCCGCGTCTTACTGATTTATATTTTTTACCAGTATAAGCACTAGCCGCTGAGTGAGCCGCTAATTTAAGTTTTTTAGGGATTGGTCTAGTGGATACAATTGCTATAACAGAATCGTTAGGATTGACATACATTGATTTTTGATCTCTTTTTGTAGGTCTTCTAGCTGTTATAGAAAGTGAATCCCTTAACAAATTTGTATCGTGTGGAGCAGTTGCTTTAGCCATAGCCAATACAGGCTTCATAGCTTCTTTAACTGCTGGAGTTAATATCTTGCTTCTTCCTTTTTTATCGCCTATTTGCTCAACAAGTTCAGAAAAAACCGCGAGTGTATCTTGCAAACCTTCAATATGAAACTTTGCAATTTCAGCCATTATTCAGCCTTAATTATTTTTTGATATATCGCGTTGTTAAGTTTTACAGCGTAATCTACAGCTTCGTCAGGCGTTAGTTTATCAGCATGATTTTTTGCAATATCATGAGCTAAAGCAATTCCTGTTAAGCGTTGTTGGGCAAACCCAAACCAGTTCTTTTGACCAGAACCAGCTTGGGATACCAAATAACTTAATAGATCATCACTATATTTGATCTGT